GCATTTAACGCAAAACTAAGAATCGTTGACAACAACAGCGATAGAGAAAACGCACCAGAAAGAAACGTAATTATTGATTTTACCCATGAAGAGGCCGACAAAGCTGCAAACTGGTTAGCTCAAGCTGCCGCTAATGCCAGAATGGAAGGCACAACAATTCGTGTCTATAGAAGTAAGTCAGATTATGATGAGGTTACTGGATTTTCGCTTTGGGGCGGTCTCTGGGGTAACTCAGGCAAGATTGCACCCATGAACCCAAAACCAGCCTCTGAGAGGACTGTAAACGTCAAAGCAAACCAGCGTGAACTTCCCGAAGATTTACCTTTTTGATTATGTACTTAGTAACTTTTCCAAAAAATCCCTATGTAGGTCAGATTTTTTATCACCCAGAATCTGAAAGAACCTATGAGTTTTGTGAAACAACAAGAACAGATCACGAAACTGGAAATGTCATTGAGTCTGCTAGTTGGTTTGATATTACAGAAAAAGATTTAGTTCCTTAACTAAGAGGCATTAAGGATAGATGATAAGGGCTAACCTCATGTAAGACCTCTATTTTTTATCAAACAAAACGTATCTCATGCGATCCCAAAGGGTCGCTTTTTTCTTGCGTAGCCGTTTTTCTAATTTATAAATATATGCTTGTTGATGAGCTATTACATCAAGTGAAGTGCTTACAAAGTGAGCTTGCTTTGCGTTTGTTTTTAACAGCTTGATTGAATAAGGCTTGAGCAGTTCAATGTCCTCTAATTTCTCAATAAACTGAATAGACTTTTGCACTTCAAACTCACCCTCAAGGCTATAAGTAGATGTAAGAGCCTTGATAATATCCATTATTTAACTGGAAAGAGTTTCTCTTCAATCATTTTTACTATGGCATCATCAATATCGTTATCACTCTTGGCACTCAAATCTTTCAAGATAGAAAGCACCCCTTTGCGTAGAGATTCACTCTTGCCGAACCTTATAAATAGATTGATTAGAAATTTGGACATGATTTGTTTGTTTTTTTTAATTTAGCTAAATTGCTAGTATTAGACAAGAAACCTTAATTTTATGGAAGAGGAAGAAAAGGAAAGTCGGGATTTTTTTGGTCATGGAATCAGACTTTTAATTTTGGTTTGGGCTTTATCCGTTATGACTTTGGGGTACATGGAAAAGATAAGGCTAGACACCTTTGCTGCTGGCCTTGTAGGAAATATTGCTTCGGCTTATGGGATCTCTATAAAGGGTAAAAATGGCAACGGAAAGAAACCAGTTATAGTGGATAATAAGAACAATAAAGTAGGAATCAAATGAAAAAGCTAATTCCATTTATCATCTTTCTTTCTCCGTCTAGTGCCTTTGCCGAGATCACAGCAAAATATGTGACGGCTGCATCATTTTCCATAGACTCTCCTTATGTAATTACAAATGCCGCACCTAGTTCATACTCTATAAGTGGAAATAATATTACCACTTCAACAGGAACAGGGGACAGTGTGGTAACAAATGGAATAGGTGGTTTGAATCTTGGTTCATTAAGTTCGGGAATTCCAAGTCTAATACAGACTAATAAGGTGGTTTCAAATTCTGGTTCAGCTTTTTCGCTAAGTGAGTCATATCAGGCTGGTGATAGTACACAATCCGCAATCACTCCTTCAAGCGGTATAGCAACATTGCCAGTATTAGGTGGTCAGACAACAGTTATTAGTGGTGGCACACTAGGCTCTGGAAGCATTAGCAGTGTTTCAAGTGGTATTCATACTTGCTCTGGAGCATTTGGATCTGGTACTAGCTGCACTGCCTCAACTACTGTTCAGATTGAAATTGACTAGATTTTGGCTATTATTAATATTACTACTACCTCTGAGAACCCTTGCTACACCTATTGTCCCTCAGTTTAGATCGGGGTCGAGTACGCAGAGTTCAACTTCGCAATCAGTAATTAATGAGACAATCACTTCGCACCAATACAATTCTGGCTTTTCTTACTCAGCATCAGGCCATAATATCGAATCAGCAGACCTTAATGGATATATCAATCCTTCGACAGTTGCTGGAACAACTCAAACACTTAACGGTGTTCAATTTAGTTGGACAAGTCCAGAGCTTGAGGCTGTGCCAAGATGGAAAATAGTAAACGCTGGGCAAAGCTTTTCACTGGTGGAATCTTTGCAAGGTGCTGGCCTTTCCAATGTAACGACAATAAATCGGACTATTACAACTACTACTACAACGGAAACTCAAAGTATTTTTGGTCAGTAATTCTTGTAATCCTTTGCCCTGCAAGGGTTTTGGCTAATACAACAGTTGCCTCGCCTAGCAGCAATGCACAAGGGGTAGTCAATAATAATGCGACAATGATAACCCCCTCCAGCTTGCCTCAGAATCGCTACAGTCAAGGGATTGTTTGCACCTCGCCCAGTTTGACTATAACTCCTTATCTAACAGACGCATGGAGCTTCAACAGGCCAATAGAAACAGTTACCAAACAAAACATCTATGACGAGGACACAGGTGAGATTAAATATGTCCAAGAAACCCCAAGATTTGAGAAAGACAATTACAACTTAAATTATGGAATATCTGCTCAATTTAATATTCCTTTGGGTAATGGTGGGGAACTATGTAAGAAAGCTGCAAGAGTAAATATTGAAGCTCAAGAGTTACTAATCAAAAAAACAAAATTAGAAATGGCTCTGTATAGATTAGAGGTATGTGGCAAACAGGCCAAACTGGGAGTAGTCCTTACAGGTGAACACGCAGTCACTTGTAAAGATGTAAAGCTTATACCATTACCAAACCAAGTTTTGCCTCATACTCACAAAATCGAAACTAAGTAGATTTATCTTTTTTAGAAAAACGCTTCCCTATTTGTTTCATGGCACTCTTAGCAATACCTTGAATTATAGGAACAAGAGCCGCAGACCCACCAGCAACCAAACCGATAACAGCAGTAGATACGAGAACTTCAGGAGTACCAATAAAACTTTCTCGGAATGGTACATCTTCCCAGATCGGATCACAGGAGCCTCCTATGGTTTTTTCATATTTTACTAATCTCTGGATTTTTTTATCATTTCTGTAATCACCAGCCATAAATAGGGCATCTTTTGGGGGACATGGTTCTATTTTTATTTCTTCTTTTTCTTTTGGTGTTTCAGTCTTTGGAATATCTGATTCTGGCATAGGCGGGGCTTCATTTGTTATTGGTAAATCTTCAGTAATTACCAACTGATCTGGTCTGTAATCAATAGGGTAAAAGCTAGGAAATAAAGATTCACCACAAGTCAGAAACACTCCGTTTGGGTCATCAAGTAAAAGCTGTGTATTACCAGTATTTTTTATATCTCTATGCTGATAAGTACAACCTACAATATCTATTTCTAAATTTGTTATTACAGGCAATACAGGATCTGGCTTGTATATCTCAGGAATATAAACCTCTGGAACATTTATTTGTCTGATACCTATTTCTGGTATCTCCATTAACTTTTTGGCTTTATATATTCTGGAACTGTTGGGCCTGTCATATCTGGTAAAGCATTATCTAAAACTTCGGGCATAATGCCCTGTACATTATCAAGCACCTCATTCATGACTCTAGCCTTGAACTGCTCGCTGGTAATAAAGCGGTAAGCATAGTATGAACCGCCCAACATTGACAAGGTTAGAAAAAGCGACAACAATGAAGCTATCTGGCAAATCTTTTGAAACATGATTAAAGAGGCAATACTGAAAGCGATTTCTCACACTTTAATTATATCAATGCTCTTAATTATTCCAACTATAGCCCCTTTATATCTTATTACGTCTTATATGACTACCAAGGTACACCAGAAGCAGTAGTTGGTGTTAATACTTCATTTACTTCAGCTTCAAGCTCTGATTCAATCGTAGCAACTCCATTTGCCTCATCTGCATTAAGAGTATCTTTTACCCAACCTAAAACAGTTGCAGCATCTAATTTTGTAAAATCAACAAAATCACTTGGTAAAGAATCAGGTTTTATAAAAACAACTGAACCTGTTTTTCTAGCTTTTTCCTCTGAATCAGATATACCTTTTACTCTATAAATTACTTTTGTAACGTAACCATCTGAAAGATCACGCTCCATTGTATTTATTTCCCAAGTTTTTGTAATTGCCATGACTATTAAAACTTTAGTTTGATTCTACTTTATTTTCAGCATTAATCAATTTTTCTAATTTTTCAATACCTCCTTGATCTTTTATTATTTGTCCTACAATCAAATTTCTGTCATTTTGTAGTTTTTTTATTTTTTCGGTAGCTTCGGATTTTATTTTTTCAATATCTTTATCAAGTATTTCAACTTTTTTTGTATTAAATTCAATAGAATCTTTTGTTTCTTGAATTAAGTCTTGAGCAGTCATGTCAAATTTATATTTAAATTTATTATAATCACAAGAAATTTAAGTGACAAATAGATTAATTTATTTAACCTGTTATATCAAATCTAACTGTTATGCGTTGATCTAGACCAGAAGTATTTGTTACAATCACACCTTTACTTGTTCCTGCAACACTAAAAGAAGATCCTGAAGAACCCGCCATTGCAGATAAGGCAGTTCCTAAAGTTGCAGTACTTGTAGAGTTTAAGACTATTGGAAAAATAGAAATGTTTTTATTGTTAGAACCAGAAGGCCTTCTATTTGTTGTAATTGTGACAAGGCCGCCTGCGTGAGTATTAAAAGTTTGTGCTGTAAAAGTACCTCCGTCACTTATAGTGCCACTTACAAGAATATGTGTAAAACCTCCAGTAGTTCCGGAATCATTTGCAAACTGGTGTCTGCCAATTGTTTTTGCCCCATCATCATCTGTGATAAATTTAGCTTCATTGTCATAATAAAGAGTTACAGCACCATTTTCAGTTGCGTGTATAAAGTTTTCACTACCATTTTCATTTCTAAAATTAAAATTATTACATTGAAACATTAACTCTCCATTCGAAGCAATTATTTTATTTAAACCACCTGTAGTATGAAATAATTTAAAATCATCACTATCTCCAATTCTTATTTCTCCATCATCAGCAATATCAAGACTAGATTTAACGAATACATCATTCCATCTATGACCATGTAAGCCTAATGAATTATTATTTGCTGAAAAAGAAATACAATTACCATCAACTGTTAGCAAACCAGTTACTTTAGCACCGCCGGATTGTGTCTCAATTTTTTTATTATTATCAAAATATAGCTCTACGGCTCCGTTTTTTATAGCTTTTACCATCACATCAGCATTATTAGTCTTAAGTGATGTATTGCCGTTAGAAAATAATTTTAATTCTTTGTGAGAGTTTATAAGATTTGTATCATCACTAGATTGATGAAAAATTTCTAAATCAGTATCAGCACCAAATCTTGCTTTAGCATCATTTCCAAACTCAAAAGCATTATCTGATTTATCAAAAAGTATATTAACATTTGCTCCTGTAAAAGTGACATCTTCATTAAAATTACTAGCAGCATCTACATCAATACCACCAGCTAAAGTAAATAAATTAATCCATGCGTTATTTGATGAGTTTCTTATCTTAAAAATATTTGCTGTAGTATCAGCCCACCATTGATAAGCAATTGTTGTTGCTGGACTAGAAGAATTAGAGTTATTTGATTGTATTGCAGCAAGGGCATTGTTTAAGTCTGTACGAAATGCAGCCCCTGATTGGTTCGCTAATGAGTAGTCATGTGTGGGCATTTCTTAGTTATACCAATGGATTTGAAGGTTATTTAGTTATATTTTTTAAAGTAAATTACAGGTAAAAAGTAATAACAATAAAAAATAAACTATTATTTAAATTTATTCTACTCATTTTTTTGATATTTACCAAATCAACAATCATTTCTTAACCACCTTTACCAAACCCAATAGCTGCATATTTAAAACTTAAATCTTTGAAGTTGTTACTACTATCTCTTGTCTCAATTGCAAATTGAGTGCCAGTGACAGATGTAATTTTAAAATAATCACCAGAAACAGCACCTTCAAGAATAATACCGATAGTTGGTAAAAATGCTGTTGTTGATCCTCCAAGAGACCCAGTGCCAGTAAAAAATGGTGATGCAAAGGTAACTGTCTTTGCAGAGCTAGTGGTTGCACATTGACTTGCAATAGAACTATTTACAGTTTCTGTTCTACGTTTTACGCTTGCTTCATATCCAAGTTCTGTGACATTAATATTTTGTGCTGGGTCATCTGATGTAAGTTCAACTCTAAATTTAAATCCTCTGCCTGTATATTCCCCATTTGCAAAAGTATTGAATTGAGTAAAGTTTGCTCCATAAGTGCATGAAGTGCCACTCGATATAGTTGCACTAGCACTGGCTGTAACTGTAAATGTATTTGCATTTGGAACAGTTTGAATCTCATAGTTGCCATCTGTTGCACTACCAGCCGTGAAATCAATAACAACAAAATCTCCAACAGAATAGCCATGTGAGGTTTTTGTGATAGTAATAGTTGTCCCACTCTGTTCATATTGAGCATTTACTGAAGTTGCTGGGTCGATATTAGTTGTGGCTACTAAAAGTTTTGCGTTGACATCATCTGCTTGTGTTCCATCAAATTCAGTCCAACTATCTATGAGGGCAGTTCTATCATCAATTAAGTCATTTACAAATAAAGCAGATGTAACAAATCTTCTTTTTAGAGTTAAATTAAATATTGCCCCCATATCAACCTTATTTTGAAACTCATAAGAACCGCTTGAATTTATTGGACCAAGAAAATCAATGCTTGAAACATCATCAATATTTTGTGTTAAATCATCAATTAATAAAGTACCGTCTAAAAGCAAACCATCAAAAGTTGCATCATAAAAAGTGTTTACTTTCTCACCTTGAAATGGTGGTGAGTCAGTATCTTCTCTCTCTGTAAGAATGATTTGATTAGGCTGTGGATCTGGTGCTGTTACTAATATTCTTGCTGCATTATTTGATCTGTTTCCAGTGTCGTCTATGAATTTAATTGAATATGTGCCAGTCAAGGCTGGGACAAGTGTTTCTGTAATGTTACCAGCAAGTTTAGGAATTATTTCTGTAGAGTTTTGAAACGTTGCTATTGCTGGATCAACAGAGGGAGTATGCCTGACAGATACAGTTCCACCATGCAAAACGTCAACAGAGGTAGAGGGATTAAAACGTAGTCGTACAAACTGATCTGAAACAGGTTCTAAAGTTAAACCGCTAGGATCTTCGGGCAAAGCTGTCTTTCCTACAGTTGTAAAAGTTGTTGTTGATGGTGTGGTGCTTGGTTTGCCTAATGCGTTATAACTAAAAACTCTTACTTCATAAGTTCCAAGTTGTGTCTCAAAGATTGTAAAGTCTGGTCTTTTTACTCTTTCAGAAATAAAGTTTTCATTTTTAAATCTATATTGAACCATGTATTCAGTCACACCAGAAACAGGCTGCCATTGAATAAATAATTTAGAAACAGCACGATTATTTAAAACAACAATTTGTTCTGATCCCTGCAAGTTACTTGGTGATGGTTTAAAGGCAGTCAAATTAGAGATAGTTTTTGTTTGCAAAGTAGATCCATCTTCAACACTTGCATATTTAGATGAATTATGAGCAACAGCTTGTATCTCATATTCAAGTTGGTTTACCTCTTTAACAGAAAAAACTCTAAAAGTTTGCAGTGATAAAGAAGTATTTTCTATAACCCATACAGAGTTTGCTTGAGGTACAGAGGAAAAAGCTGAAGAAACTGTAACTGTTGTACCAGAAATACTAGAGATTGTTTTTGTTTCAAGAGTGCCGTCTGACAGTATGACAGATAGTGTTGCTGAGTCAGAGGTAACTAAATCAGTATTATTAGAATCATCTACTACTATTTGTGTCGTTGATACTCCTGTTTTAATTCTTCCACCCCTCCTAACCCCAGCCCTCATTGGATCTTGAACAGATATTATTGTTCCAACTCTTACTATTGTTCCTGATTCAATTGATGTTTTAAATGAGCAGATTTCAGCTTCATTAGATTGTGTGTAAATAAACCACTTTGCGAGTCTTGCAGCTTGTCCTCTAGAGGTAGTTGCAAAGCCTTTTAAATTACGAACAACAACACCATATTTAGCTTGCAGTGCAGTATCTTCAACAGTTTCATAATCTATAGATTGAGTTTCATTATCAAAGTATCCAACATTAACAACAGTTGCCTTTGTTGATTTACTAGCATTTGAATATGAAAATCCTTCTGCTGTTATATTGCTGAGGTTGTAGATATAGCTTGGATCTGTGGGTCGATCTTGAGATATATTTATGACACCAGCACTATAAAAAGGCATCACTCTCATAACAGATGAAAGATCATTGATAAGCGAATATGCGTCACGCTGGGTATTCAAAACTACATTTGTTGAGAACCTTGCCTCAGTGTTTCCAGTTCCTGTCATATCATCTACTTGCTCTGAACAATAAACAGAGGCTGAATAAAAACTAAAAACATCTAATTGAGAAGTATCTATATGATCTCCAAAACCTTTTGATGTTGTTAATAAATCATACAAAACCCATGCTGGATCATTGGAATATTCTTTGTCAGATTTGAAAGTACCATTAAATGTACCGCTATAACTAATAGATCCATCAGCCCTGACAGTACCATTGTGCGGAATCTTAATAAGTGTCCCTCTGACCCTGTACATTCGAGAGGGAACGGAAGGGAAGGTTTCAGCATCAAAACGAATACCAATATGGGCAGAGTTAGCATAAGCTCTGGACTCATTTATAATTTCTGTAAAAGATGACCATTGAAAAGAATCATTTAAAAATGAATCAGTGCTGTCATCAGTTGTTCTATTAACTCTGATAGTGACAGGAAAGCTTGTGCCAGATGGCAAGTTAATTTTGTAATCTCTAAAATATGTACTTGCTGCCCTACCTTTTACTGTGTCTGTGATCACAGTTTGTGTAGTGCCATCATTTTCTATCGTTTGAATTGTAAGAGCTACTTCTGCACCATTGATGTCTCCATTATCTTCAAATTTTTGTAGTTGAGGAAAGGCAACAGTAACCCTAACAGCATCAATATTTGTATCTGTTATTGATCTTGAAACAGGAGAATCTTTTGTAACTGTAACTCCTACAGCAGTTTCTGATTCACTTTCTGAAATACCAGCTATAGCTGTCTGGTTTGATGTTCCAAATCTAGGTTCAAAAGAAATATTTTGAAAGTTAAAGTCCGTATCATCTGGACTTGTGCCAGCCGCTTGTTGTAATACTTGAGTTCCGTTAAGAAATACGTCTTTTAATGCACTTGTGTTATATTCTGTTGAACCCTGAGAACCTGTAGCAGAGGGAAACCCTGATATAACTCCTTCAGAAATGAGATCAATAAGCGTTTGAAACTGCTTTGATGCAAGAGAATCTTTAGGTAAGTCAGGATTTGTTAATCCTGCAATTTGACCTAATAAAGTATTATGACCGCCACCATTAGGAAAAGCTAAAGTACCCATTATTCGGCTGTACCCTCCACTTGAACTGTATCAATTCCAGAACTGATTACAACTGATCCAGTAAACACCTCTCCATAAATTATAGGAACTGGAACACCAGCCCTAGAAGTATTAGTGATTGAATTAAAACCAAAGTTAGCCTGTACGTTTGGGTCATTATCAGATAAAGAATCAGCAGCGTTAAAGTTTGGCACTTTTGGAGTTGGGGCAATGATACTTGTAACTCCATCAATAAGCATTGAAGTACCAATAGCAGTTAATCCACTTGCTACAACCCCACCTATAGCAGTTGCAAAAAATCCAGCAGTTGCAGCCCCAGCAGCCGCACCTCCAGCAGTTAATAGGCCACCCAAAACAACACCCTTTGCACCTACAGCAATAGGAATTATTTTTATATCACCATTACCTTTTATTTCTAATAAATCCTCTGTTATTTCTAAATCTCCCATCTTCACTTTATATAACTGATTTGTCATATGGTTTTCTACTTCTGGAAAGTTTGCAATCAAAAAAGCAAATGCTTGTCTAGGATTATTTACAGCAACATCAAAATGTGATTGACCTAAAAATTGTCTAAGCCTTCCATAAACTGTAAGTTTTCTAAGCTGCATATCTAAAAACTTTTTTTGTGGCTTGTATATATCTTAAATCATATATCTCTCTACAACTCAACTGTTTTATGTTGTGATGAAAAATGGTTTGATTGCCAATATACAAAGCAACATGATTTAGTTTTTCCTCTGCCCCTTCCATCAATAAAACATCATTTTCTTGTATATCATCTTTGCTTACTTCTTTGAATCCTGATCCACTCAATACTTTTTCAAAATATGGATCATTAGCAAAATCTTTTAGGCTTTTAGGTCTAGGCCAAAATTTCAATTTTATTTGTTTTTTTTCCAAAAAATAATCAGTTATCAATGACCAACAATCATGCTTACCCCAAATCCATGTCCTCCCAAAAAGCCCAGACTTATAACCATTAGGCTTGAAACTATACCAATCCTTATGCTCAACACTATAAATATAAAAAGGTAAACCCAAATGCTCACAAGATGCTTTATCAGCATCAGATGGTAAGGCAGATCCATAAGTATGAGAGTGAACTATACCAATAAGCTCTCCTTGATCCTCACACTCAGCCCATGAATCAGGACACATAACAAAATATTCGTCAGGTGCTTCTGATAGGTTCTCACAAGGCCAGAAAGTTTCTTTGCCCTTTATGATCGCTAACAAGCCACAAGACTCCTTAGGAAGGCACTCAACAGCATATTCAGCAGCTTTATCTTTCCAACTCATGTAAATGTACCAACTGAAGGAAAATCTTTTCTTGTTACTTGTCTTTTTGGTGCACGAATATTTTCAAGATCTAAAGCAGAAACACATTCAAACTGTACAACTTCTCTATTTTCTACGACTTTTTTATCAATAAAATAAATCTCTTGTGGTAATTCTGTAGTGCTTGATGGTGTGCCAAAAGGATTTTGATTTGATGGAAAGTTTGCAGCATCTAAAAACTGTGCCATTGTCCTATGACGAATTAATTTTGCACCCTGTAAATCATTAAAAGGTGTTGTTGCATTTGCTGTTGCCATCAATGCTGTGATAGTTCCTAAAACATTAGAAACTGTTAAAGTAGGTCTAGGTAAAGTTCCAC